GTTCTCGCTGACCGGATCGGTCGGCTTCATGTCCGCTTCTGTTGGAACAATCTTATCAGCGTCGCGAATACCTAGCACTTCTAGCATTTGTCTATGCAATAGTGGTAGGTCGTACATTTCTGGAGCTTGCACCGCCAATTGTAGCGCGGCTTGGTACTGCATAATGCGCTGTGCCATTGTTCCTGCGTTAGGATCACTGACCGGAATGATATCAACGCGGTCATCGAAGTCTTCTGGCAGGATTTGCTCGCCTTTGGTGGCATATGGGTACTGTTCTGGCCCAAAATCGCGCACGATGTGGGTCAAAATACGCAATTCAACGCGCATTGAGGCGTGTAAACGCGCCTGAACCGCGCTCATCACCTTCATTGACCGCTCTAGTAGGGCAAGAGTCGTGCCAACAGGCGCTTCTGCGTTCATATCGGCGGCTCTTACGTCGCCTGCGGACGCAAATCGGCGTCCTTCCTCTACAATGTCGCCCATTAGCTGGTATAAAACGTTACTTGGCTCTTTGTAGGGCAAGAAACTGATGTTATCGCGGATCGCGCCACCCGGAACGTCCACATCTCGGAACTCTCCGGGCATGATTGGGGTGTCATCACCCTTAATTCGCAGTCCTCTGGACTTCAAGCCACCCGGAAGGTTGGATAATGTACCCGCATCTACCAATTGACGGAGCAATGAGGTCGCAGATTTAGCCAATCCACCAATCATGTGGATCAAACCAAAGCCATAGAACCCCAATCCGGGCATGTACTGGTAGTGAACGAAGTGTTCACGCTTTAATTTCTTTGGATCGTCCTCATACCAGTTACGTCTAATCGACAAAATGGTACGTGACGACTGATCAATAGTGACAACGTAGGGTAGTGCGATCCCTGTAGGCTCTCCACCCTCGGTGTCTTCAAATCCATCAAGATCTAGGTTGACGTGCATCTCCAAAAGAGTGTGCCGGTCATCGTAATCGTAGCTACTGGAGTCACCCGTTAGCTCGTTGTACTTTCTCTCGACTGGATCTACGTCAGGAGAAGGGCTTGGTAAGTCTATATCAACAAAGAACCCAGACACCTGTAGCTTGCGGATGTCGTTACTGCTCTTCTTCATAACATGAGTAGAGCGCTCACACGTCGTCAAATCAGACGCGCCATAACTAACAACGAAATCCTCAGCAGGGACGAACATACTGCACGGTCGTCCTAGGCTTGGATCGTAATACACCTTACGAAACGCACTGCCTGCCAGCGGTAAAGAGAACAGCATCTTCTCAGTCTCTGAGCGATACTCTGTCATCTTTTCTGTTAGCAAATAATTTAGGTAGTCCTGAACACGCTCCGCTTGCTTTTCCTTGTCAGCATCAATGTTGCCAACAATAGAAGTCTTAACGGGACCACGAGCCGGGAATATTTCTTGGATGGATTGCGACTGGAATCGAATAACTGATTCTGTCAGCAGGGGGTGGAATACGCCACACGCGCCATCCCAAGGCGTTGTACGGTCTTCGTGCTTAAGCCCTAGTAAGTCTAGACCCTTAACATAAGAACGCTCCCAGTCGGCTCTGCTTTCCTTGTCAGAGCGAAAAGAACCTACCAGCTCAGACGCAAGAGAATCAAGATCACGATCATCTATGGCTTCTGCCAAATTATCATCATGACCCAGTCCAATCATCTCGCCCATATCGGGATCGAAGTCGATTAACATCCCGCCATCAGGCGTGTTAATACCTACCTGCTCAGGATTAACAATCTCAACTTCGATTTGCTCGCCTTCTTCTAAAGGCTCACCCATTAGGGCGCGATCAATAGCCATCAGCCGTTCTTAGTAAACGTCTGCTGACGTGCCGCACCGCATCCGCGCGCTTTTCCTGTTCCACCGCCAGCGGCCATTTTAGGCATTGTCTTTCCACCTTTAAAGTAGCCCTTGGTCTTCATTACCTTGCCGCCCTCAGACATTTTACCTTCGCCATCAGCCGCAAAGAATGGAACCTCTTTTCCCTGCTTATTAGTGACCATTGGTAGCTTTCCGCCAACCTTCATGCCTTTTGGCTTCATCGTTTTGCCGCCAGCACTGTAGCCTTTAGTTTTCTTCATCGGGGTCTCCTGCGTACATGTTGTCGAACACCTGATTCACATCCAGTGTGTAATCAAGGTCTGACTTACTGTAATGAATGTGTTGCGAAGGCCTAAAGTCAGGTGCCCCTTCGCCAGTCTCAAACCATGCAGGGTGAGTAACCCGCACTCTATTGTTGGGTAGCGCTACAATATTGCCCGTCCAAGGACCGGCGTCTAGCAACTCTAACACATGACTCTGCTTGTGTTGTGCTGGGTCATCCGCTATTTCGTTTTCTGCATAGTCTACTGTGAAGTAATACTTAGCAGGGAAGAACTTACCGTCTATCTTAGCAAGCCAAGGGCACGGTGTCGCCCTGTCCAGTTTATGGACCGAGTGATGGTGAGAGCTACAATCCCAAGGCTGTGCCGCCCATACAGGCATTGGCTCAGGCCACTCCGCAAACGGCGTGTCTGCCACTAACGCAGTGATCGGCATCCTAGCCCACATTGCACCGCCATGAACATTGGGCTCGTCGGTGTCGTATGTTTCGGCTCCAGTAAATATAACTTGAAAGCTTAGACACCGTGTTGGCATGGTCGTCACAGCTATAGCTATGGCATGCAAAAACTCACCGTGGTACTTGGTGTGGTTGTGCGTGTACTCTCGTCTAACCCAGCACTTAAAATGCGGTATGTTGCTTTGCAGGTAGGCCATTAGCTGTCCCCGTAAAACGATTGTTCCCACTTAGCATGTCGCTTAATAGGCTCTTTAAAATACTGCATGTGTCGTGCCATGTAGACCACAAAGTGATTTACCCAGCTTAACGGCCAAGGCAGTGGTCTCATAAAGTCTAGGAACAGCACAACACGATCTTTGCTTGTGGCGTTTACAGCGAAATGTTCGTAGGTGTCATCAAAGACAACGCACTCACCTTCCTTCCACTTGTACTCTTGCTCTTTCACAACCAAGGTACAGCCGCTTCCGCCTGTAGGAATATCTATTCCCAAGTGAATTCTTAAGATGCCACACCACGGACCTTCGTGAGGCATGAGCATTTTTTGCGGGCCAATCACTGAGAAGTATGCCGAGACAATGTTTTTCTCTGCATCCAGTATCTTCATAGTCTCTGGAAACTGCTCGCAGTTCTTATCGAACCGTATCTTCCCGGCCTTTAAGAAGAACATCTTCCACTTATCATCGTTAGAGATGTAGATCTGATCTGGGCTTATCTCTTGGAATGGAGCAAAGTCTTTAACTCTATCTCGTATATTCTCGAACTCTTTGCGTATAGCCGGATACCGACCTTCAAGTGTTTTGGTAATCGGAAACAGCTTCTTATCAAAATACACTTTACCGCCGTGCTTACTAAAGCGACGGAACAAAGGACGAAAGAATCTTTCGATAAGCCAGCCGTTTACTTCGATCATCAGTAATACTCAGCCTTCTGTGTGTACAGAGGTTCTTCTTCTTCGTCTGTGTTCAGACGTAAGAATCCACCCTGTCTAAATCGGAGCAGTGCCTGAGTCGAGGAGTCAACAAGGTCATCGTGCTCTCCAGCAGGAAAGGACGCAAACTCTTCGATGACTTCTTCTGCAAATCGTATCCGGGGAGCCCATACCATCCCAGAGGCAAACAAGTCCGCAACCGCGTTTACGCGGGCTATCTTATCATTTCCTCGCGATGGGGTGTACTCCGATACCGGAATGCCCATTGCACGTAATTCAAATATAAGCGGCGTACCTGCCGCCTTAGCCTCCACGATGAACGCATCGGGTTGCCAGTCTACCCACATCTCATACGCCTTCTTCTTAAGCTCAGGGAACTCTAGGCGCTCTTTGTGAGCATCTAGCAGTATGATGTTGGGTTGCTCAATGCCCGTGCTGTCAGGCCAGTAGAACACGCCCCACGTCGTACACGCAGAGAAGTCCGACCGTTGTGTTTTAAGGAATGCCGTATCCCATGACTGGATAATAAACTCACAGACTGGCGGCCTATCCTTTTCCCATTCACGCCACCACTCTCTTTTGACCAGTGCGCCCTCTTCTGAGGTTGGGTTTTGCTGATACTGCGCGTTCCATTTAGGAGACGGTAGCTCTTCTCTTAGAGCTTCTAGCTCTGGCTTAGGCCAGAATTCAGGCCATAAAGGATCACCTGATGGCATAATTGCCGGGAACTCAATAACTTCCCACTCATCAGTGCCTGCTCTTTGCAGGGCGGACTTAAGTATCTGTCCTGTCAGATCTCTTTTATGCCAGCGAGTCATTACAACAACAATAGCCCCACCGGGCTGTAAACGCTGTCGAGGGCCGGAGGTGTACCACTCATGGACCTTATCAAACACGCTGGGGTCAGCGCTTTGACCTTCCTGTTCACTGTGTGGATCATCAATAATCAAGAGATCGGCACCTTTACCAGTGACGGCACCACCTACACCAATAGCGAAGTATTCTCCGCCTTTGTTGGTACTCCACCGGCCTGCGGCCTTGGAGTCAGCCCTCAACGCAATCGAGGGAAAGATTTTCTTGTAGTCATCACTGTCTACAAGGTTACGCACCTTTCTACCAAAACCAACTGACAGTTCGGCAGTGTGTGCAGTTTGAATAATTTTCTTCTCAGGGGAGCGCCCTAAGAACCATGCGGGTAATAGATATGACGCAAACTCCGACTTAGTGTGTCGAGGCGGCATATTAATAATAAGTCTCTTAAGCTCACCGGAGGCTACTCGCTCGAAAGCTTTCGCCATTATGCCGTGGTGCCTACCACCGATAAACGCAGGCCAAGCCATGTGAACAAAGTCCATGAAGTACTCACGGGCTCCTTCTTTCTGCTCGGCGCTTTCTAATTCATCAAACAATGACAGGATGTTCGCCTGCTCTTCCTGCGGCAAACTACTAATCTTATTTAAAAGCTTAGGATCAATCCTGTCTGTTACTGGCATAAATTACGTTCCTAGTACTAGGAATACTTCCAGTTTAGAAATAACTCCTATAACTGGCCGCCTTAAAGCGGCCTAGTTGAACTCTTAAGAGAGGAGTACAAACTGAATTAGATGTATTCCTAGATAGAGTTATTTTCAGATTTTAACATATTGCTTCTATTGACAGATGTCAACTACAGATTCAATTTTTTTTAGAAAAATTTTTAGGTGCTAGGAATCCTACCCCTATTCCTAGGAATAAAAGGGTAAGTATTAAACAGTAAACACTAGGCTTTTTGGAAAAAGTACAATTATTTGAGCGGATTACTATGTATATAGATAGTCGGTACGTCGGCGCGTACAGGGGGGGTGGGGGTCATCGATCGGACCTCAGTGAATCGCCTCGTTATCGGGTGTCGCCTCGCCCTCGTCAGCCGATACCAGTGATGCCAGTCGTCTCTCGATCTCAGCCGCTACCTCAGCCGGTGCTCGCTCAGTGCTAGTGATGCTCACCTGATCCGTGAACACACCGCTAGCCTTGCCCAATAGCTCTGCCGCCCTCAGCTGGTTGCTGTCAGCTGGTGATCCATCGATCCAGAGCCTTAGCTTGGTCAGCACTTTGTCTCTGTCAGAGAGCGCTGAAGCCGCCACAGCCCGATCCTTTGCCGCCATAATCGAGTCCACCCTTGCCCTAATCTCATCCTTTGCCATGAGTCTGCTTGCGAGTGTGTGAATCGTTTCTGGTTTCGTTGAGTCACTTGGGTTGTAAGCCTCGCGGTACGCATCCGCTTGTGTCATGCCGCCTGCGACACATCTAGCGAAGTGAGCCTGCTTAGGCGTTAGGCCGCCTTGATCCTTTTCTCTACTCATAGTCGAGGGGTCTCCAGTATTCAGTGCCCAATAATAAGGATTTGAGTCGCTATCACAATCTCATGACTAATGCAAACAATGTAGTAACTACTGTATATAAACACATGTTCCTGAGAGGCTCTCAATTGCCCTGTGAGCGATTTAAGGGGTAAGCGGTACGTTTGCACATAAAAATATTTATCGTTCAATACAGGCAAAAAGCTGTACATACATACAGTACTTTTCACTGGTTTTTTAGTCATATAGATGTACTAAGACTTT